CTAGCGACGGCCAAGGAGGGTTTACTACTACGTTTACTTTACAAGAAACAGTTTGGGGCGATTTTAGGCCGCAGACGCAGAATAGAAGCCTTTTAGAGTTAGAACTTAGCTTTACTAGATTCGGTAGATTATATATTCGTTTTGGAGTTACAATAACCGACGCTTACGAAATAGAAGTCGAAGGAGAAAGATATACGATACACTCTATTAAAAACGTAGACGACGCGAGAAGATATTACGAAATAGAAATTTATTTTTAATATGGCGGATAGTATTCATTTTAGCCTAACGGGAGTCGATAGCCTAATAAAAAAGGTAGAGGCTTTATCCGAGAAGGTGCAAGACGAAATAGCCCTAAGTATTAGGGAGTCCGCCCTTAAGATACAAAAGGACGCGAAGAGAAACGCGCCCGTAGATATGGGTACTTTAAGGAACTCTATATTTATAGACTTTGACTATCAAAAGAATAAGTTAACGTATAAAGTAGGGGCTAGCGCAAGTTACGCGCCTTATATTGAGTTCGGAACGGGAGGAAGTGTAAAGGTAGATCCGCAGTACGCTAACTATGCTTTACAGTTCAAAGGCAAAAGAGCGGGAGGCGGAACGTTAGACGAGTTCTTACTTGCGTTAATGGATTGGGTAAAACGTAAAGGAATAGCGGGAACGTATCAAGCTAAAACTTACGATATTAGTACTCGTAAAGCTAGTAAGATAACTCGTAAAGGAGGGAAGTCCCAACAAATGGGCGAAGACTTCGACGTAGCTTTTGCGATAATGCTTAAGATATTAAAGAAAGGAATTAATCCTCAACCTTTTTTATTACCGGCATACGACGCAGAAAAAGTTAATTTAGTAAAGAAAATAAAAAACGCTTTAAACAATGTTAAATCCTAATATAGAAATAAAAAAATGGTTTTATAGCCATTTAGTTAGCGCTACAAATTTAGCGGTTTACGACGGTATAGCGCCGGAGGGAGCGGGTACTGAATATATAATAATGACGGGCCGGACCGGTTCGCAAGATCAAGGTAAGAGCGGATTTACAAGTACTACGGTTATCGTTGTAGACATTGTTACAAAAAATGCTAACTTTGGTTACAAAAGAGCGGAAACTATTAGCGATTTGGTTTTAAATGCTATAAACTCTAACTCTAGTGTAACTCTTCCGGCAACGTGGGGAGCCTCTAGTTTAAGCGTAGAAAGTATAAGAAACCTAGACGGAATAAATCCAATAGAAAACGTTTTTAGGGTTTTAATAACTTATAACATTACAATTACTCAAAATTAAAATAAAATAAAATGGCAGAAACTAAAGTAAGCGGTAGAGATTATATCCTCTTAGCTGACATCAACAACGACGGTACGTTTAAGCCGGTAGCTTGCTTAACTACTAACTCTTTAACTTCAACGTTAGGAACTATCGACGCAACTTCTAAATGTGGCGATCAGTACACTCCTAGCCCTTCTTTTAACCAATCTTTTGAATGTGAGGGCTTCGCAATAGACGAAACGGGTACTCCTTCTAAAGATAGTTACCAACAATTATACGACGCTCACGCGGCTAAAACTTTATTCGCTATTAAAATGGGTAAAGCTACTCCAACTGCGGGCGACATTTATTACGGAGGTGCGGGATCTTTAGTATTTATTAGTAACTTTAACGTTAACGCGGCAGATAAAGACGACGTTAAGTTTACGGCTACTTTTGTAGTAAGCGTTCCTCCTATTACTCAAACTGAACAAGTATAATAAAAAAATATGTTCGAATTAAAAGTAAAAGACAAAGTAATCCCCTTAAAATGGGGTACTTGGGCTATGTATGAATTTAGTAAGGAGAAAGGATCCATTAATGAAAGGGGGGATAAAGTCCCTCTATCTATGAATGATTATTTTAAATTACTATCAAGTCCTAACGTAGATTTAAGTAATATTATTAGTTTTATTTCGATCGGTTATAAATCCGCTTGCGTAAGTAATAAAACGCAAATAGAATATACCGAGACGGAGGTTTACGATTGGCTAGACGAAATAGGCGGTATTCTTGATTCTAACGGACAAGTTATGGAATATATGAAATACATAGTTTCCGAGACGGTAGTCTTATTAAGTAAGAAACAAGAAGTAAAGGAAGTAGGTAAAAAAAAAGGTTAAATAATTTAACTTGGGACGAAATACTAGTAAAGGCGGCTGAATGTGGAATAAGGCCTAGCGAATTTTGGGAAATGACTTGGAAGGAGTTTTCTATTATCGTAATGGGCCAAGAACGAAAAGAACTTAACGAATGGGCTAGAACTAGACAATTAGCCTACGTTATGTACTTAAGTAGTAGCGCCGAGAAGTCCCCTAAGCCTTTGAAATCCTTTTGGCCTATTCCGGAACTAGACGAAGACGACGAAGAGAAAGTATTTATAACCGCCGAACAGTTAAAGAGAAGTCTAAAAATGTACGGCGTAAATTAAAAGGAAATGGCAGAAAGTACGGGACAACCTATTTTAGAGGTCAATATAGGAGCGGATATTACCCAACTCCAAGCCTCTTTAATTGCGGCCGAAAATGAATTACGGGGATTTCAAAGCGAAATAAAGAAGACTACCGATACCGGTAGAATAGCCGAACTTTCTCAAAGCATAGAAACGACTAAGACTAAAATAGCCGGTTTAAATGCTGAAATAAATAAATCGCCTAAGAAATTCGGAGACGCTACTAACGCTTTAGGTAATTTATCTAGAGTAGCGCAAGACGCCCCTTATGGATTTATAGGTATTGCGAATAACCTTAACCCTTTACTAGAATCATTCCAACGATTATCTAAAACGGAAGGAGGAACTAAAAAGGCCCTCGGTGCTATGGCGGCCGGATTAACCGGACCGGCGGGTATTGGGATAGCTTTATCAGTAGTTTCCTCTTTAGTGGTAGCTTTTGGCGACGATATAGGAATTTTCATAGATAAGGCGACCGGAGGATCTGCGGCATTAAGAGAATACGCTAACGCTTTTACCGGTGCAAAAAGTGCGTTTACTGACGCCTACGTAGAAGTAGAAAAAGTAAATAGCGCCTTCGAGCAATTCAATAACGGGACAATGTCCAAGAAGGACGCCCTAGATCAGTATAACAGTACTTTAGGTAAGGTTTACGGTACTACTAAAGATATAGCCGAAGCCGAGAAACTATTTATAGATAATAAAGACAATTACGTTCAAGCGGCCCTTTATAGAGCGGCCGGACAATTAGCATTAAAGAAAGCGGCGGAAGAGGCGTTTAAACAATTAGAAGCGCAAAACGCGCCGGAGAACGCAAATAAGGTAGATTTATTTATGGGCGAAAGTTTAGGTGCTTTTGCCTTATCTAAATTAACCGGCGGTCCCGCTATTAGTGCTAGCGACATTATAGGAAGCGAAGCGATAGCAAAGAAGGCTAAGAAACAAGAAGAGGTATTTAAAAGTATATTTAAACTATTTGAAGACTTAGCTAGAGCGCAAGATAAATTAGCTACTCATTCTAAAACATTCGGACAAGATATAACTAATATAGATCCATTAAAGGAATATTCTGCGGCGCTTAAATATGAGTTAGCCCAACAATTAATGGACTACGAGAAGTATAAAAAGAAATTTAAGGAAATAGATACTTCTTACATTGCATTTCAATATAAAGACGAACCCGTTAAAGAAAGCGAGTTCACTAAAAAGACTAAGAAGGAATTAGCGGACAGTTCGCAAAATACTTTAGGTAGGTTTTTAACTAAAGACGCTAAAGAAAGGAACGATAACTATACTTTAGAAGATAAGAAAATAAAAGAATTAACCGATAGTTACGAGAACTTTGCTAATATGTTATCGGGTAGCGTAACTAACGGCATTATGAGCATATTCGACGCTATGCAACAAGGAGAAAGTCCTTTAGAAGCGGTTGCGCAAATGTTTATGAATATAGCTAAAAGCATAGCGGCGGCCGTAATTCAAGCGGCAATATTCGAGGCTATACTTACTGCGTTTCCCGAACTTAAGGCGATTTTTGCGGCTAGTGGTGCTTTACAAAGTGCGTTTAGCGGTAGGAAGTTAGCTTCCGGAGGTATAACTAACGGGGCTTCTATTGCTATGATTGGCGAAGCCGGACCGGAGGCAGTTCTCCCCTTAAGTAAATTAAATACATTTATGCAAACCTCTTTTAATGCGGGCGCTATGAATGGCGGAGGAAATGGCGGCGCAAGCGGCGGACAATTTGTATTAAGAGGACAAGATTTATTAGTAGCAATTAATAGAACTCAAAAGTCTTCGGCCCTTAAAGGACAAAATATAAGTTTAATATAATGGCATACGGACTAAGATATACTATAACGCAAGCGTTAAGAGACGGTACTACATTAAACGCAAACATTTACGAGAAGGATTATTCCGGAAGTGTTCTTACTTATGAAGCGATTAATATTAGTCTAGAGTCTAACGCTAGTAACGACGAGCCTTTAGCGGGGATTATTTCGTCTCAGTTAAATATATCTTTTTTAACTACGGAAGAGAACGGAGAAACCTTCCCCGAAATATTAAGTTTCGATATTAGAAAATACTTTGTTAAACTTTATACAGTAAATATAGAAACGCCTCTTTGGGTAGGGTTTTTATTTAACGACTATGTTCAAATACCTTTTACTACGGGTAACGTTCAAGTAGATATAGTCGCGATAGACGGACTTTCTTTTTTAGATTATACAGAGTTTATATATCAAGAAGCGGATAGTATAAATTCAGTATATAGACTTATAGATATAATAGCGGAGACTTTAAACGTTATCGCTTATCCCGATCCTATTATGCTTTTAACTTCTTGCTCTTATTATGCGGAAGGAATGTACGATAGGGCGGACGCTTCGGCGGAAGAGCCATTCGCTCAAAGTTATCAATATAGGCGCGACTTTGTAGGGTTAACTTACTTTCAAGCCTTAGACAATATAGTTAAATCTTTTGGGTGTAGACTATTCCAATCGGACGGGAAATGGCAGATCCTAGCTATTAATCAAATGGCGCTAGCGACTAGATATTTTACTAACTATGTAATTTATCCTACTGTATCTAATTCCGGAAGTGGAACTTTCGATAAGAATATTACTATTGAGCCTTACTCGGACGGTAACGTACATTTTATAAATAATAGCCAAAATAAAATAGTTAGAAAGGGTTATCCTAAAGTAGTAGTTAAGGGTAACTTTAAATATGCGGATACCTACGTCCATAATGGAAACTTTAAAGGTTATTATAATACTTTAACGCCTCCCGCTTATGTTTTTCAGCCTTACGGTTGGAGTTTTTTCGCTAGTGCTTTTCCGGCTTCTTATGTTAATATGGATATAGACGACGATTTGTCTTCTAATACTGTAAATATATCCCAACCAATAGGAGCGGGATTTTATGCTTATGCAGAAATGGGGGGATTCCCTCCTCCTATAAGTCCTTATTTATATTTACCTTATATGAATGGGCCTAGCTTTAACGTAAGTTTTACTTATTTTATCGGACAAGGAATAGGCGCTAAATTATTTATTTCTATTATTAATCCGGCTAACGGTATTAAATATTATTATGACGGTACTAATTGGGGAACCGGATCTACTTACGTAGTAGTAAATAAAGTAGATAGCACCGAATTTGTAAGTTACTCCGAGAAAGTAGATTTAAATAGCGTAAATAGTCCTACGGGAGTAGCGTTAAAAGGTTACGTACAATTAAGATTTTTAGTAGACGGAGGAACCCCGTTTCCTAAGTATACTGATATTAGAATAAGAAGCGTAGCGATAACTCAAGATTATACTACTATTAGATCAGTAGACGTAACTAGACAAGTAGGAACCGAAAACACTACTATTAAAGAAATCGACCAACCTTACGGAAGTTTCTTAAATAACTTTTCAGTTAATAACAATATAGGGAATATAGTAAACGCTTCGGGGATTTCTTATACTAATTGGTATCGTTATCCCGATACGGCTAATACCTTCCCTCTTTTAGCTATGTTAATGGCTAGACAGTATTCAAACTTATTAAATAAGAACTTTGCAACCTTAGAAGCCGAATTAGGTTCCTTTCAAACTGCAAAAGGGTTAAACTACTTGGATAAGGTTTATACGGTCGAAGATTCGGCTACTAACGCCCTTTCTTATAACGATAAAACATTTATGTTAAATAGAGGTAATGTAATGCCGCAAGTAGATCAAGTAGATTCTTTTCAGCTAATAGAATAACAAACGACG